GGGGCGCAGCAGTAGCCGCCGCCGTCCTTGCCGATCATCAGGGCCGAGCTGGAGCCCGACAGCGGAATGGTCGTGGCCGCAGTCACCGACGTGAGAACAAGCACGCCATTGGCGTAGACCTTTTGGCTCGACCCGTCCCACGTGATGGCCACCGTGTTGATCTTTCCGGGAACGAGATATGTTCCACGCGGAACATTCGCCGTCGATACCGAAACAGCAGGGACCACGGACGACAGATTGAACGACTCGACCGACGCACCGATCACCGCGCGCAGGCGCACGTTGGAATTACCGAGCAGGCCGAACGTCGATGCGACCTTCCATGTTCCGCTCATATCCTCGGGCACATAGAAGCTCGCAATCAGCGTGCCTTGCCACGGCAGCGCCAGTGCGGCCGACGTTGCCACCTGAGCGACCCCTGACGCGGTGCCGCCCGTGACCTCGGCAGACCAGACGGGCGCTGCAGGCAGGCCGCTGTAGCCGCTGGCGGTCTGCATAATCATCACCGGGCCGATCTCGAATCCGCATCCGATGCCGGTAGCCGAGTTCAGGGTCAGGTATACCGACGGGTTGTTGGTGGCCCATGCTGTCGGAGCATGGCTGACGGAGACCGGGGCCCACCCGTCGAAGCGCATCCCGGCCAGCGAGCGGGTCGCGATGTCGGCGCCGCCAGCAACGCCAAACTGGAGGGATGCAGAGTCGGGGAGCTGGCCGCGCAGCCAGACGATGACGGTAGCCGCGGCGCCGTTGACGAACGTGTAGCCGGCATAGTTCCCGGCCGCCGGGTTCAGCTGGTCGGTGATCGCCAGGTAGCGGTCGCTGGACACGTTGGCGGCCACCGCGACGGCCAGCGAGTGCGGGCATTCAGGGTGCCCGAAACCGTTCGTGAACAGCGCCGCACTGATGTCGGCCGCCCCGGCGCCGCCCTTGATCCATCCGCTTTCGGTGGCGCCGGAGCCCAGGGTGGCCGACTTCGGGTAGGTCGGCTTCGCCCTGTTGACCACGGTCGGGAACGCCAGCAGCCCGGCGCCGCCCGGGGTCAGCATCAGGGGCGTTTTGTTGGCGGTCGTTTTGGGCAGGAACAGCCGGCGCGCCGAATCCCAGTAGCGCAGGTATTGCCCGTTGGTCGCGGTCAGCGCGTAGTTGCCGGTCAGGTCGCGCGCCGCGGGCCCGCTGGTGAAATTGCCGCCGGACATCGAAAATGCTCGCCACGAAAACAGGGTATTGCGCCCGAGGTTCGGCTGAATCCAGACCCGCGCGCGCTCGCGCTTCCACTTCTCCAGCAGCATCGCCTTTTCACTGGTGATGTAATCGATGTTCAACTGCTGATTGATCAGCGTGCCGCGCAGCGAAAAGCCCCGGCCGCCGGTAACGTAGTTGTAATCGAAGTCGATGTTATCTTCCGACTTCGGGGACGGGATCGCGCACGGGTCGCCCGTGGGGTCGATCAGCGCGATCTCATCGTGCCGCGTGAACAACTCGCTCGAAGTGCCGGTGTAGTCGTGGTCGTGCGACAGGTTGGCCGTCGACACGCGCACAAGGTTGATCAGTGCCGGGGCGCTCAAATGCTTGCCTCCGCGTATTTGAGGGCCGCACGGTGTGACTGCCTGCCAAGGTCCAGCGCGTCGAGCGTGCTCATCGGCCGGCCGATATTGAACGCGAGATTGACACCGCCGCGGGAACCGGCGCTGGCCATTGAGAACGGGGACATCGAGGCCCCGGACTCGAATGCGTTGAGGAACCGATTCAGCTTGTTGGAAAGCTGGCGGTTAACGACTTCCTCGCCGGGCATGGCCGCGATCAGCACGGAATCCCGGCCGCGCGGGCCATCCGGC